TGATTATCCCGGCAGCCATCGTCGCAATTGTTGCGATTTGGTGGAAATGGGCAAGTCAATGAAATGTCCCTGTTGCAATGAGATTCATCCGAATCCGGATCGCAAGCTGGTACACATGGCTGGTGGGCGACCTGACGGTCTACTGGAAGCCCACTATAATGACGGTTCGATAGAAGTCGTCGCCCCTCCCGGCTGGCGCTATCGCGGTAAGCAAGGCGTCCTCTGTGGCAAGGAACTTGTACTGGGCGGCATGAATTCCGCCCCGCAATTCTGTACGCTTGGAAAGGGACATGATGGTGGGTGCGCATGAATTATGAAGAACTGAGCAGCGCAGTCGGCACCGAAACCAAAGCGGAAGCGTTGGCGAAGGGCAAAGAACTCCTCAAGGCCATGAAATTTGGCAAGTGGGAGGTTCGTTGCTGGGCTCGTCGAATCTCCGCAGATAAAGACGCTTGGCACTACGAGTTGGTTATGGTTGGTGCCCCACTTCGGCTTTTTCTCGGCGGGTCTCAGGGACGCTCTGCATCCCACTGTTCCTTTTACGTCACCACTTCCGTCCCGGCCCTGTCATTCACGTTGGGTTATGACAAAGAGTATCGCGACCCCAACGATGCGGTCAAAGCTGCAATTCAACAATACAAAAAGGACGTTTCCAACCACACGAAATGGCTGGAGGAGATGCAGGAGAATTTCGCTCATGCCAATTGAGACGCCGGAAGAACTCAAAGAGGCTGTCAAGGCGATGATGTACGAGGTCTGCTCATCTTACGAGGGCAAAGCCATGACCCAGCGTACTGGAGACGAGATCAGTTTCCTGATTCTTAATCGTCTGATGGAGATGAAATATCAGGGGCGCATCTCCGAGAATTGCCGTTGCGGGGCGTTCTGCGAATTTATGGATGCCCGTCGTTACGGCTATCCGTACATGAGAATCGTTGCCCGATACGTTCCGGTGTTCGAGTTGAAGGAAGAAGAGGTTCCGATCTTCTTGTCATGAGTGAGAACTACAGCCGCGAAGATTTTCAGAAGATGGAGTTTCCAGAGTTCGACAAGAGCCTCATCGAGGCAATGTTCGCCAACTGGAACCCGTTTCCAGACCGGATATATTGCGAGAAAGTGGGCTGGGAAGTACATCCGGACGGCACCTGCACTGTAGGCAATGGCTGGCGGATGCCGACCCGCGAAAAGCACGAAGTCGATCAGCTTGAGGAACTTTATTTACGGTCGGGGGAAATTGAATGAGTGCTCGATGTATCAAATGCGGAGACTTCTGCGAGAGCGATTGCGCCTACTGTCCTGATTGCGGTCGGCAGCGGGATATACGTGAAGCCGAGCAGGACGAACGAGACATCAAGGCGGGGAAGATGTGTCCCAAGTGCCGTTCGCCGTTCAAGGACTACAAGCGAGTCCTGTGCGAGTACAGTACGCCTGACCCATGGCATGGGGCGGCTGCGTGAGCGTAGAGGTTAAAGTCGAGCGAGCCCCCGGCATCAAATGTCCCCGGTGCTGGAACTACCACACCGTGCAGGGCAATCCGATGGACGTATGCGACCGTTGCGTCGTAGCCGTCACTTCTATGTTAGAATGGTTGGTAGCAGAGGGTCGCTGGACACAGGCGGACGCCGATGAATGGCGTGCGCTGGTCAAAGCCTCCGTGGATCGGTGGAAAGCGAAGCCGGAACTGAGAGGCTGGCAGAAGGTTTACAACAACCCAAACATTTGCGCTTGTCACGGCATGACCAACTGCCAACTGATGGATGACTGATGAACGGAATTTTTGATTCTCCTGAATTCGAGCAGTGGTCTTCCGATCTCGGAAAGGCGATGAAAGACGCCGAGAACGCCCCCAAACTGGACTGCCCGTGCTGTGGCAACCGCATGGCAACCATTATCGGTTTAGGCAGAGTCTCCGGCTACTGCTGCCGGGGCGTAATAGACTGCACGGGTGTCGAATACACCATCGAAGATTTGTGCGATGCCGAGCGGTACAGGATCATCACCGAGGACGCTTTACGGCGAAAGCAAAACTTCGAAGACATGCGAACTCGGAATGGCTACACGGCTGATCCGACCCCAGAACAACGCAAGACCCTGAAGTTCTGCGGCACCTGTTCAGGTTATCATCTCCCGACCGCCGAACACCCGGCATGTCCGGGATGTCTCGGCTATCTGCATTCGCCGTCGCCTCCTGATCTTCACTTCGATTTCAAGGGCTGGCGGTTTCGTGCTCCGTTCCATTGCATGTGTTGCGGGAAGGAAGTATGCTTCCGGCAGTGGGCGTTCGGTCGATCCTGCGGTGCCTGTGATACTGGCATCTGCATGAGAGACAATTTGCATCTACGGTCACACAAAGTCTTTTGCGGCCCGAATACAGAGTTGATCGATCCGACCGAGGCTGAGAAGTTCAACTTCACTCCGGAGCGCATGGCAAAGATTCCACCGGACGAGCCCCTACATTGGCGTGACCGCAAATTGAAATTGCCTGATTACACGGTATGAGATTGCTTACGAAGGAAGAAGCCTGCGATTTGTTGATGTCGGCGTTCAAGAGGCGGTACGGCTTCCCTCTCGACATCGAAAGCAAGGAAGAAGTTCACGCCAAAGCGGTCAAGATGATGGGCGGTTTGTTCAACCACATGGACGCCGGGAACCTCGAAGCCTACTTCATAGACGGTAGAGTTCGGGTTCGGGCGGCACGCAGGCAGTAAAAATAATTTTCCGCAAGTGTTGACAAATGGAGTAAGAGATGACTATCCCAATTACTTATGAAGTTGACGTAGCGGGTGAAAATCTCTTCGAGCGCGTATTAGGAGTTCAATTACGTTGGATTGTCGTTAAAATTCCACGTGATCGCGATCTTTTCGGCGTGGATTTTGAGGTTTGGATTCCTGTTGTTACCGCTGACGGTAAAAAAGAGCCATCAGAGTCCGAGTTCAAGGCGCAGCTTAAGAGTTCATGTCAATCGGACTATGCGAAAGATGGAAGCTACGTGCGCGTGCGCGTAAAGAAAAAACACCTTCTTCATTGGAGAAAACTCCGTACTCCTATGTTTCTAGTCCACGCCGACATCACTAGTGAACGTTTATTTTGGGCATCTATCCATCTCGCGGAATTCCCCGCTGAAAAACTGGGAAATAAAAAAGAAAAAACCTTGGTGGTCGAAGTTCCAACCGATCAAGAATTGCCAGTCACTTCAGAAGCTCTGTTGGTCGCCATTGAGCGTTCATGGGATGTAATTATAGTGAAAAGTGGGTCTTCAACCGCAGCCGCAGCAGCGAAGATCGTGCGAAATACAAATAACTCCACGCATGGGGAGCTTGAAACGGAACGAGTAGCTCTCGATCCAAAAGACAAACAAAGTCAGTCAATTCGAGAAGTGGCTGAATTTTTCCGTGATAACGATAAGCCCGGACTGATTGAATTGCAGGAAATAAAAGCCAAGCTTATGTCTGTTGTGGACGACAATGAGATAGCCTTGAAGGTTCGATTTTTCGCTCTGCTGTACGCTGAACGCACAGCCGCGCAAATAGTCGCCGCTTCCAGTGAAGGCTCCACTGGTAAATTCAGTGAGGTTCGAATGCACTACTCACGAGAATTGCGAAAATTAACTCAACACGCTTACGGTGCTTTGAAGTTGTACGCAATGTTAAATGAAAGATCAGCGGAAATTGGCTATGCCGGGAGTTACATACTGAGTCTTTTGATGGCTCGAAAGTTGCTGTTGGAAATGATGAGGATGGGTGAATCGGACAGATCGTTCCTCCTAATCAATTTGATTTTGCAAAGAAAAGCAGAGCTTCGTCTGTGGTCTAAATTCAAGCAAATGGTTAGGCTGATTCAGATTGCTCGTAACTCTCCCTACCGAGCTTTTTTACCAAAAGTAATGTGCGCCGTTTGTGCGGATTTAGTAGGTTACCTCCACGTTCTGGATAACGACGGAAGGATCGATACTGCAAAGCAGATTAGGAAAACCGCTTTTCACATCTGCCAAATCGCAGCTTCTATTTCTGAACGATATGACGATGCAGATGCTTTGACGTTAATTTGCGGCACAGTCGCATCATTAAACACGGAGGAATATTCAGAGTGGGGGAGGGAGATGGCACGGAGGATAATTGACCCCAGTCAACGTAGGATAGCACTCGACTTTCTCGAACGAAATCTCAAACGTATACGCGGGGAACATGTTGATGGTGATTACGAAGCTCGAAATGATGATGAATTAGCTGACCAAGCACTATTGAACGTGGCTCGAAGTTGGGGCGTTGACATCAATAATCCAAATGATTACTACGCAAGATTGATTCGGCAGGGCATCAAGGATAGAAAACCCGCAGACATCCTTAGAACTTGTCAGTTTATTCACACTTCGTTGGGTCGATCTAGTCCTCTCGAAGTTTTAGTGCGCAACACGACGACTGTGCCTGTTGGGGAAAAGTTGATTTTTTGTGAAAAACACAAATATGGACTTTCGGGCCATTCTTTGAACCCCACCTTTGCAGAGTTTGATAAAAAGTTCTGCTCGTCCTGTCCGGATAAGTGTCCTCGACCTGCTAATTGGGAGTTTTCTTTCGAACAACTAGAGGCAGATCGACGGCGTATCGCCCCCCTTCTCCACGAATTTTGGAATAAAGGAACATAAATTATTTTTCCGCAAGTGTTGACAAATGGACTACGGTGTGGTATTTATAGAGAGTGGCATTAGTGTTGACTGCTGAGAACTGACGATGAACATGACATCTCAAACGCGAACTACGACATCGACGCAACGAATTACAACTGCGACGACGGGCGGCTTTACGTTTGAAGATGGTTGGGATGGCTAAATAACCCGAACAGAATCAAACAGATGAGCCGCCGAAAGGCGGCTTTTGACGTTTATGGCACACTTCAATGACCATTGCCGGGACTGTGAGAGGCTCTTGGGAGCCCGACACGAGAACGTGAATCACTGGATGGACGAACTGTTCAAAAAGTTCGGCCCGAAGCATCGGCGTCACCGCCATTGTTGGGCGGGTGTGAGAGAGGCTCTCCGACTGTACGGGGAGGACGGTGCCAAGGCTGCCATCGTTCACATCGTGCGAGACTGCGGTGCGGTGCCAGCGCAGCGCACGTATGATGAAACGAACCTCGGCATCGTGATCGCTCCGGAGTATCTGTTGTATGACGGCGCGAATGAGACGGCGTTCGAGAAGTTCCGGAAGGCTGTCGAGGCCGACTGGAAGAAGTGGGATGAGTTGAGAGGGTTTTAGGGCGCGTAGCTCAATGGTTTAGAGCATCCGGCTGATAACCGGAAGGCTGTTGGTTCAAATCCAACCGTGCCCACCAAGTTTATGGACAGGGATCAGGTCGGCGACATTATCGAGCAAATGCGAGAGGCACGCCGAGCAGTACGCGGCGATGGCTTCAGCAAGGCTGGTGCCCTGATTAGCTCGTACAAGCGAGTGATTCAAGCGATGGAGAAATTGCAGGAAGCTTACGGTCTGCCGGATGATCCGGTCGAAGCGTGCACGTGGAGGAAGAACCCGAATTGTTTCGGGCTGGGTTCCGACAGTGTTGAGTCCTGCGAGTGCAAAGCGATTTTTGAAAAGTTTTCCGCCTGTAGCCAGTTGGTAAAGCGCACGCCTGATTAGCGTGGTCATTCGGGGGTTCGAATCCCTCCGGGCGGACCAAGATCATGTTACCGGAGCCCACATTTCGACGTGAGCCGAATGATTGCTCAGAACCACCCTGTGGGTGGTGTGGGCTTCGGACAGGTGGGAATTTGCGGATGCACATGAAAGATTGCGCATACGTGAAGTGGCTTTGTGAGAAGTATGAAGGAATAGCGGCGTTCGTGGCGGGGAAGAACCTGCCGCAGTGGGAAGGTCGTAAAGGCCCACGGAAGAACGCCAAACATTCTGCGTAACAAAACCCCTCGATTTAAGGGGTTTCGTGACACAGAATAACATGCCAGCGTAGCTCAGTTGGTAGAGCACCGCACTCGTAACGCGGGGGTCGGGAGTTCGATCCTCCCCGCTGGCTCCATGCCGCCGTAGTTTCAACGGTAGAACACTCCCTTGGTAAGGGACGAGGTTGGTGGTTCGAATCCACTCGGCGGCTCCAAGTTCTTAGGCGGTTTTTGATATATTTCGGAAATAGGCGGAAAAGCGCCTAATTAGGAAAAGCGTATGAGAGAAGGGCAGCAAGAAGTAAAGCACCGTTGTGGGCATGTGCAGGTGATTCGCAGTTTCGATCACCCGATGTACTCGGCGGAACGAATCGCACGGCTGGGCAAGACAAAGGAACAGTTCGTCAAGGAAATGATTGACTGGTATGAGAGCGTTGATTGCCCCGGCTGTTACGTTCCCCGACATGAAACTATGAACGGAGTATGTTGCTAACGATTCCTTAAGTGGAGGGATCGTGCAACTGACAGATGAGCAGTCAGACCTACTCTACCTGTGTTCCAAAGTGTTGGAGGCAAGACGTGCCTTCACTAAAAGATTAGCCGAGGGCTACCGCACCGGAGATCAGAAGTTGATCGACGAAGGGAATGCTCTCAAAGCCGAGTACGAAAAGATTTTTGCGGAGCAACTCAAGTTCGTGATTGAGAACCCTCCGCAGCCGAAGGCGAAACCAGTGGTGGACTTTACCGGGTTTGCCCGACGCGCATAGGCCGATGTCGCATAGCGGACGATTGCAGCAGTTTTGTAAACTGCCGGAGAAATCCCACGGGGGTTCGAATCCCTCCATCGGCTCCAAGATTGATTTATATCGCAAAAAGTGCGTCCCACGTCACTTTTATGATACAAATCGCAAAAATGTGATGTAGAAGTCACATGATGCCGGGTCGTTCAAAGGCAGGACCGCTGACTTTGGATCAGTGTATGGGGGTTCGAATCCCTCCCCGGCAGCCAAACAGGGGGTTAGCTCAATCGGCAGAGCACCCGGCTTTGACCCGGAAGGTTGGGGGATCGTTGCCCTCACCCCCTGCCAATTTATTTGAGCGGACAGTGGTCCGGCACTTCCTCCGGCTTCGGATAGTTCGGACGATACCACTTGAACTTCCTCGTGTATCGATGAAATTCCATGTTGGGATCGTTCGGCACTTCGTCCCACGTACCTTTGTCGTTCAGCACCAGTGCCATGTGCATCGAGACCGGGTTCGTCTCCCAGATGTCGCATAGGGGCAAAATCTCCGATTCCTTAAACGTGTGGTTCTGGTTGGCGTCGAATAGTTCGGCGAGCTTTGTTAGGTACTTGTAGTTCGCTTCGAGGAGCTTCAGGCTGGCTCGTTTGGCACGCTGAAGGTTGGTGATGCCCTTTCGATCCCGGCTGTACTGGATGTTCCGGAAAGTGCGTCCCCACCTGCGGTTGTTATGTTTGCACCACAACCATTCCGCGATGTACCCGGAGGCTTTAACGATTTCCCGATGAAAAGGTTCCTTTCCCTTCCCACTGCCACAATGCCCTAATGAGTTTGGTGGACTCGTCATCGGCACGAGCCCGGTCTTCTCGTCCGTGTACCAAGTTCGTCCGATATGCACGTCGTAGAAACGAATGCCGAGGGCGATATTGGCGATTACGTGCCCCGCCTCATGGATGGAATTGCGTTGCATTCCCGATGATACCATGACTTCCAGACCCTTCTGTATGGACATCTTGCACAAGGTTCTGCTGGGCGTCGAAATCTACCTGATCGCGGCAACTGCCCTCGTCATCGTCAGCCTTCTCTTCCGTCTTTACCATCTGATCCGGGGCACTTCAAACTCCATGCCCATGACGCCGGAGAACATCGCCATCGCCATGGCGAAGTCCAACCACGAGGGGCGTATCCATCGCTGGCTAGACGCTTTCGACATCTTCCTGAACGTGACCTTCATGAACGGGCAGAACGATGAGACCATGTCAGCCCATGCGTGGCGTGCGTCCTGCGAAGGCAAGCTCTGGGGCAAGGCGATGGACTGGTGGTTGTGTGGATTCCAGCCGAACCACGGCTATCAAGCCGCCTGCGGCGATCTCCAGCGTGCCCTGAACCGCATAGCTGTCGAAAAGAAGGCCCTCGGACTCTCCTAAATCGCCCGTATTGTACGGTATGGGTTTAGATCGAACCAAGTGTAAGCACGGGCAAACCCTCGAAGAACATCTGCACGGGCTGTATGACGGGTATGTGATCGCTGCCCCGTGGAGCACGTGTGAGTGCTGCCTGACGAGGTTCTGGTACATCGACAGCAGCGTCATTGGCTGGGATGGTGCTGGCGAGGTCAACAAGAGCAAAGGCGAAGAGTGGGTGCCGCTGAACCGCTGCGGCGGGTGCGGTGGGCATTCAGTTAAATACGATCACCCGACTGTGGAGACACCGTGACACGGCGGCTTAGTAGAGCAAAACGCAACGTCATTGCTCGCCTGAACAGGCGGCTGTCCCGCATCTGTTTAGCGGCACATCAGCAGATGCTTGAAGCAATCTCCGATCCCGGCAACGAGGGTAAGACCTATGAAGAGGTCGTTCGACCGATTGGCGTGAAGTTGTATTCCGACGATAAAGTTTACGAGATCAAGAAGAAATTGAAGGCGCTGGGAGTGAAAGGCATCGACCCAACCGTGGAGACACCGTGACAGACGCACCCACTTGCCAAGTCATCATGTACCTGCGGAACAACCAGTATTGCGGCGACCATGCCTTCGCCAAGTTCGGTCCGATTTGGATGTGCTCCAAGCATTACATTTCGTGGCGTCAGATCGAGATCGAGTTTAACGAAGACTTGACGCATCACCCCGCTTGGATGTACCTTGCAGGAGAACCACCACAACAACGGACGCAGGAGATTCAAGAGTTGGAAACTCTCGTCGAGTTGATATGACACTTAAAACTCAACCATTGCAGGACAGACTAAAAGACCCGGAGCGGATGTACAGGTACTTGGCTCTTGGGATGACGCTGGTCAGCGGAGCGGACTTGAAGTGGATGGGGCGTCAAATGAGGGTGGTTGAATCGAAGCTCAGTAAGAAAGACAAGCTCCTGCTCAGAGCGAACTGGAAACGGGTCAGGGCTCGACTAAAATCAGAGGGGTATGTTTAACGATGAACATCGATGAACAAGTGCTCGTCATTCGCACAGCCGATGACAAATGGACGATCATCAAAGGGTACGCCTACGAATACGGTTCACAAGCCGAAGCCGAAGCATGGGCTAAAGAGAAATTCGGAGATGTGCCGCAACGAATTCTCCGGCCCTATTTTCCATAAGGCGGCTTATCGGACGTTTCCTGTACTTGCAAGAACTTGCGAAGGTAACGTATCATAGAAGACACTACCCGAAAGTGGCGGTAACCACGGTCAGATTGTACTAGGAAGGTAACAGTATGGCAAAACGCACGAAAGTCCAAATTCCACCCATTACACAACGTCAAGCTGGCACACTATCTTGTGCTCTGGCTGAATGCGAACGTCTGAATCTGATTCGCAAACGAGACGTACCGATGGTACAGCGGCTTCATAACACAATCAAACGCTCGCTTGAGCAAGCACTGAACGAATAACGCTGGTGATCCAGCGAAGGCACGGAAATAATGGACTATACTGACGTTTCACTCATCAATCTCACCGCCGATAGCACCACACTTCGGCTCCGTTTGAACTACCATGACGACGCCCTTAAAAATGTGACCGACACCGACCTGCGGTACAAACACGAACTTCTCGCCAAAACCATCCAGCAGACGCTCGCCTACCGTGGTGAGATGCCGTTCCTGCGTGGGGCTGGTATTTTAGGATAACGACTATGGATTACGTCATTCGAGTTCAAGATAACAACACTCAGTTGAAGGGCACAGTCGTCGGCGTAGACCGCAGCCTTGATGCGTCCCAGACTTATCTCATCGTCCAGCAGGACAATGGCGTGGAAGTCAAAGACATCATTAGCCGCTACACCATGATTGACCTGCACTGCACGGGCAGACCCGTGGCTGTTATTCTCTGTCCGACCTATGAAAAAGTCTAAGCCAAAGGTCGGCGACACCGTAATGGTGACAATCCCCGCCAAGGTGATTCTGACAGGACGTGCTGGGTACATGGCACGGGTCATCCAGCCTGAAGGTTTTGTCTATTACAAGAAGCCAGCCGCACAGCAGCCAACGAAATAGCCCTCCCCAGAGCAACCGTTGTAAACTTTCGCCTCTTTCGCAGGTTATATAGGTAATGATCCGAAAACTCATGCGATGGCTGTTCCCTTGGCGGCGTCCGGCAACGTTGGCTGAACTACTGGCGAGAACCAAACCACCTACGAAATAGCCCTCCATAGCAACCGTTTGCATGGTATTGTAGAAGTGAGGAGTAAAACATGAGCGTTTGTTACGAACTGGTTTGTCACGGGTGTCGGAAACGCCTGTGGATCGGACAGGGGTCGGTGATCTACTCCGCACCGGAATACATGGAGAGGCTCAGCGAATTCTTACACGACCACAAAAGACACCCACTGGAATTCATGGCTGATGAGCAAGCGACCGAGACGGGTTATGAGAGAGTCGAATCCCCATAGCAGCCGTTTGTGCGGTATTAAAGAACATGGACTTCCCCGAAGAACTGATCTCCAAGACAATCGAGAAGCTGCGTAAAGAGATCACGATTGTCAACTACTGCCCGTGTGAGGGCTGCGAGAAGCTGATAGCCACACGGCTCCGCGATCTCGCGATCCAGCGTTTGGTTGAGCTTGAATGTGAAGCCAGACGAATCATGATGTCCGCGTGAATATGGTACACTATGCGGATGAGGCACGTACTGGTCGCGTTCCTTTTGATTAACGCCGCTCTCGCGGAACTGCCGGACGCTCCACAGCCCCACCCTCATCAGGCACCCGCCGTTCGTTTCAAGACCATGGTTCGCACCGGGGAGAAAGTCTCCAACTACTCCGTACCGATCCCGCATACCGGGAGCCGCATCCAGATGAATTTTGATAGTTTCAACGGGCCGAGCTTCCCGCATCCCGGAATCATTCGGACTCGCCGCCGCAGCTTCAGTATCGGCTTCGCGATCCGACTACCTTAGCGGCAACCCGTCGCGGTGCCATCTGGGGCTTGCGCCTTAGGTAAGCAGGTGGGAACACTTCCCACGTTGGCGGCATGATTGCCGCGTCCGCCCTTCAGCCGCTTCCGGGTTCTTCCCGCGACGGGCTTACAAAAGAATTAGGAATCTGATACTATTTCTGCATGTCACAACTCTCCCAAGAAATTCAAAGCGTAATCAATCGATTGGAACGTGACGCCGACCGTGCAGAATCGTTCGGCGATACCTTGATGGCTACTGCCCTCCGTGCCCGTAGAGCGGGTGCGATCATGGTTCAAGAAGCCGTCAGCAAATGGGCAGACAGCGACGACCGTCGCTTGGCCTGCATCGTCAAGTCTCTAGGCAGAAAACTCGACGAGGGCGAAGACGGGCAATCGTGGACTCTGTCGATCCCAGTGAAAGATTGCGTCGATGTCAAGGGAACCGTTTATTCAGCCGATTCCAGCATGACGATGGGTTGGAATTATTTCGAGAAGAAAAGCAAATGATCTGTACGAACTGCGGTAGTCCTGAAGTCTACCCACGGCAGCAAGGTAGCGATACGCTTGTCTGCAACGGCTGCGATGCCGAGTATCATCAATGTGCCTATCACCCTGACCGGGACGCCCACATCAGGGACAATAGCCGCTGGCTTTGTGATGAATGTGTGGGCGAAATCATCGGCGCTTACGAGGCGGGTGAATAATGGGTTGCCTTAACGACGAGGGAAAGTTCTCCCACTGGTTTGGAAACATCCACCTGAGCGGGCCGTGCAATCGCTCCTGCTATTTCTGCATCGGGCAGCACATGATGGCTCTCGATCCGTTCAACAACCTGAACAAGATTCCAGATAACCTCGATGCCTTCCTGCAAGAGTGCGGACGACGCAAGGTTGCCGAGGTCTGCTTGACTGGAACGAATACCGATCCCCTGCTCGCATGGGTCTGGACATCTGGGAGATCATCGACGCGGCGAAGACCAAGCCGTTCGGCTTCCAAGCGTTTTATCCCGGTCCGGGGCTCGGTGGTCACTGCATCCCCATCGACCCGTTCTATCTCTCGTGGAAGGCGAAGGAATTCGATTTCCACACCCGCTTCATCGAACTCGCCGGGGAGATCAACGTGGCGATGCCGTACCACATGTGCAACTTTGTGGCGAAGTCCCTGAACATGCACAAGAAAGCCATCAACGGCTCGAAGGTGCTGGTTCTCGGCATGGCGTACAAGAAGGACATCGACGATTACCGTGAGTCGCCGTCAGTCGAGATCATCAAGCTGATGCAGGAAGAGGGAGCGACCGTGGACTACAACGATCCCTTCATCCCTGCGGTGCGCGATCACGGGTTGAACATGGAGTCGGTTCCGTTGACCGACATCGACAAATACGATGTCGTAGTCATCCTGACCGATCACTCGTCCTATAACTATTCGGAGATCGTCAACGCCGCCAAATTGGTGGTCGATTCCCGAAACACGACCAAGGGCATTACCAGCGAAAAGATTGTCCGCGTGTAAGTTACCTCAGTAACCGAAGGAAAAATTTGCAAAATTTCTTGCAAATTTTTCCTTCCCGTAGTACCTTCAAGATGTGACTGACGTAAGGTTGACAGCCCTCCCCGGTCTGACACCAAAAATCCACAAAGGGAGCAATATGAAATCACTTCGTCTCTTCTGTTTTGTAGCAATGATTTTGATGTCCAGCGCGGCGTTCGCGTGGAATTGCAGCGATCCTCTCGCATCTCGCGTTGACGTGGGCACGACCAAACCCTCCGGCTCAGCAGGAGACGGCGACGGTCAATATTTCCTCGGCACCGGGTCGGAAGGCACCAAGGGGCACTACTACGTTTGCGAAGTCCCCAAGACACACAAAGACCCGAAGGGCGGCGGCGGTGCCTGCAAGGGGCATAGCTGCAACTCGTCCTCGAACTCCGGTTCTTCATCTTCCTCGTCTTCCTCCGCAACAGGTGGAAGTTCCACTTCGACTGCGACGGGCGGCACGGCTGTTTCCTCATCCGGCGTGAATAACAGCGGCAACTCGTCCAACACGAATACGAACAACAACACCGCTCAGGGTGGTGCGGGTGGTGCTGGCGGCAATGCTTCGCAGGGACAGAAGCAGGGACAGAGCCAGACACAGTCCTCTTCGTCCAACAACAGCGGCGGCAACTCCAGCAACTCTTACTCCTCGACCGAGAACGTTGCTGCTTCCAAGATTCCCGTGGACACGGCTTACGCTCCCACGGCACTGCCAACCAGCCCTTGCTTTAAGGGTTTCGGCGCTGGTGTCCAGACGATGCCTGTTGGCGCATCCTTCGGCGGCGGCAAGATCGATCCGAACTGCGCTATCTTGGAGACGGCCCGCAACTACGCCATTTCCGGATCACGTCGCCCCTATTGCACGATCATGGCCTCGGACAAGTATGCCTTCAAAGCGTACAAGAAAGCCCACAAGGGTCTAAACGAGGACGAACTTATCGCCAAAATGATCGATGAGTGCATGTACAAGGAACCAGAGCCAGAGCCTCAGGTCGTAGCGGCTGCCCCCACAACGCCTCAGGTGGTCGTGGTTCCAGTCCAATCCGCTCCGGCTCCCGCGCCGACTCCGGCTGTCGTGGTTCCGGTCAGCAACCCTCCGGTGGTTGAGGAGATCATCCCGGTCGGTATCTGCACCTTCGCCTCCAAGACGCAATGCGTTCCGGCTGGCGGCGATGCGGCTATCGTCGATCCGATCCATGTAACGTCAGTCTGCAAGGAAATGATTGATGCTGCGACGGCGGCTCTTGCCCGTCACCCCGGCTACGTCATCGTCCTGCGCGGCAACCGCAACCCGTCCGAGGATAGACTGCTGGCTACTACTCGCGCAAACCGCGTGAAACAGCAGTTCGAAGCCAAGGGCGTCAAGTCCAGCCAGATCAAGACGATTGTCGGCACCGGGGAAACCCGCACGGTGCAGATCACACTGGAACCAGCCGAGAAATAGTTCTCCCCCGCGCCCTCCCCAACGAATAGCCCCGGCACTGTAGCCGGGGCTTCGTTTTTGCAGTATTATTTGATATGGAACAGACTCCAGAACAGATTCACGAACAGATCAGGTCGGAGTTCAGAAAGGCGCTCGATCAATTTGTCGGGCGTCCCCTTGAAGTCATCGACGTTAACGAGTTTGCCGAACAACAAGCCAAGAAGTTCCGCAACTTGTTCGGAGATCGGCTGGTTAGCGTCACAGGACGTAAAGGGAAAGATGAGTCGATCATTCTGGATGTGACTTTCATTCCGGACTGGATCGAGGTCTCGTTCACCGTTCAAACGGATATGGAAAATGGACAACCGGGAACTGTTTGACGAGGTTGCAGGCACCTACAAACGAGAAGTCATCAAGTTCGAGCCGCGCAACGGTCCGAAGCGGCATGAACTGAAGACGTGGCCTAAGCCGTTCTCGGCGGTACTAGGCGGCAACAAAACACACGAGGTTCGCGTCAACGACCGGGACTTTCGCGAGGGCGATGAACTCTACCTGCGGGAGTACGATCCTGATACTGGACGTTATACTGGACGCCATATTCTGGCGACCATCAGCTACATCACACCGGGCGGCACCTTTGGGCTGCCGGAAAATCTGTGTGTGATGTCGCTCCGAATTCAATGGTGGGATGTGAGTGCGGCGGCATGAGACGAACCAAGCAAGGCATCATTCTTGAGCAGCTTCTACACAGCATGAAAGGACGTTACGTCTTCTGCTGGAACAACAACGCCGACGAGTGGGGTGCATACGACTGCGGCTGCTGCATCACCTATGTGGGAGGCGACAACCCAGAAATTTTCGATATGTGCGGCTGCGTGTGTCATCACCGCATTGAAGAGATGGCTAACGGTCCGCACATGCGCATGTTTTTGTTGGCGCTCAAGGCGTCGGAAGAGATGCCGTTTGTTCCCAAGGACTACGAGGATTGGATTTCACATTGTCGCCCGATCAAGGAAGAGCACGATAAGTGGCGTGCGGCGGGAAACCCCAGTGCCAGCCCTGAGAACCCGGAGAAGTGCTGCGAGTCTTGTGCATTGATAATTCAGCAGGATAAAACGTATGAAGAACACAAAGCAAACCCCCAAGCGATCCACGGGACGCGCATCAGTCCCCAAGAATGCCACATCTGCCACGAAGGGCTCAAGCAAGAACCCGTCCGCAAAGCCTGTAGCTGCGAAGCGCCCACGATGGAAGGCGACCCCGGCTACACCTGCCCCGACTGCCAAGCGGAGTACGACGCGAAAAAGTCAGGCAGCCCCCAAGGGTGAACCAGTATTACGTAGTATGAATAAGTTCATCAGTGCGCACCAAAACGTTGGTCAGCGTAGCTATCAAGAGGACACCTATGCCTGCATCGTGGCACCGGAAGGTCTCGTCCTGATGGTCGCTGATGGGCATGGCGGCCCGGAAGCCTCGGAACTCATCGAAAAGCACTTTCCCGGTGTGTGGCGTAAGCGGTTTGATTCTTCCAAACCAATGCAGGAAGTCTTCACCGAGATGTACAACGATTTCGATCTGCTCACCAAGTTCGTCGATGCGGGTTCGACCCTTTCGATTGTTTTTCTCCCTGAGGGTGCAACTACCGCCTATGTCGCCATTCTTGGCGACTCTCCGGTCATCATTCATCAACCCGACGATACCCTCTGGATTAGCCCGGAACACAACGTGCGCACCAATCAAGTAGAGCGCGAAGCGGCGGAAGCTCGTGGCGGTATTTACGAGCGTGGCTATATTTGGAATGATTTTTCATACAGCGATCATGCTCGTGGACTTCAGATGTCCCGTGCTCTCGGTGATGGGCACATGGGCAAGATTATTACCCGCGAACCGGAATGTATCGAAGTCCCGGTCGGTGATTGGGTTCTTATCGGTTCCGATGGTCTGGTCGATCCCGGTCATGATGGGGGCGAGGAATCTTGCTCTCCAGAAGTGATGCAGGAATTGATCGACGGCGGTGCCGACGCTGAGGAACTAGTACAATACGCCGTGGACGTGCCAACGCACGACAACGTTACGGCGATTCTCTGGAGACGCGGGTGAAGTTTTCCGAATTAAAAATGACGAAAGTCGATGACGATGTTTTTTTCTCCCTAACGCCTTCGCACGAAGGCGGACACGTTGTCGTGGCATGGGATCAAAGAGAGAACGTCACGGGGGTGCGTCTCGTAGCTATTCCAATTCAACGCGATGGGCGAACTGGGGCTAGGTATAAAGCCTACACCCAATACGGCAACTCTCAGGTTGATCCAATTGTGGTGCCAACCAAAGAACAGATTGAGAAAGCAACCCCAGAAGAGAAGTATCGGGTCGCTGTTCGTTTAGCTGGAGGTATTGCCGGAACCAAAGTCGCTGGTATAGATTTGATGGAAATAGAAGACGCAGCCGCAAGGGTAGACATAGAGGTCATCAAGAGTTTCGGATTCAATGACGAGGATGTCGAAAGATTTATAATCGAAGCCATCGATGTCCTTAAGCGGCACGAGGTCGGATTCGTAAGAATCCGCTCCGAAATTGAAAAAGAAGCCCGTTACTACATCAATGAAAGCCCTTTAATGGAAGGATCGCGGCTACTGATTACCAAAAAACGCATCCGAGAGCTTCTCAGATAAATGCAATCCACATGCCCCCGACATCCTGCCGAGCCCCTTTTAGATGATAAAACATGCTGTCAACGGTGCGTCGATTATGCTCGTCGAGCATATTTGGAAGCAAAACATGCTGGAAAATGCGTTTCACATGGACATCAAGATAGAGACGTGGCTTCCGGTTGCGTTGTTTGTTCCGACTGTCTGATTCATCGCCGTTTGAATAGACTGCGTCAAAAAGGACTTCCCGCATCTGAGATTGCAAAGGCAAAGCGAGCTTTGGAGACCTTCACAGGTAGGTGTTCGTGTTGCGATGGCCTAGATCATGGCAGCAAAAATTGGCATTTAGACCATGATGATGTGCTAAAAATATTTCGAGGCATCGTCTGTGGCGGCTGTAATTCAATCATTGGCTACGCTCGTGAAGATATCCATCGACTTCAGAAAGTCAGTCAGTATATCATGAAGTGGAAGCCCCAATGCAGCTAAACGAAGAACAAACCTTAGCCGTTGAACATCCCCTCGACTACCCCGCCTGTCTTATCGCCGGGGCTGGGTCCGGTAAAACTAGAGTTCTGACGGAACGTGTTCGATGGCTCATCAAAAAAGGTCTCAACCCCCGGCAAATCTGCGCCATCACCTTCACCAATAAAGCAGCCGATGAACTGGTCAGCCGTCTCGGTCTGACTGAAAGCACCCCGTTCGAGCAGATGCCACGGGTATCCACCATCCATTCTCTGGCTTTGGGTGCCATCCGCAAGAACCCGGAAGGCTTCGGCTTTGAAGCCAAAATTTCTCCACTCGACGATTACGATCAGAAGCAGTTGATGAAGCGGATTATCGAACGTGAGAAGGTCGAGGGCACCAGCCACTTCGCCGTGCTGGAAAAGATTCAGTTCCATCGAGCACGCGGCGTCGGCTTTGCCAAGGACTACACCGACGAAATTCACGAACTCGCTCTGAAGCAGCACAGCGGCTACCACGCCCTCGACAAAGTCGATGTGAAGTTGTGGCGGCTCTACGAGGAAGAGAAGACCAAGAACTCGGTTGTGGATTTCGATGACATGCTACATCTGACGGTGCGCAGATTCCGCAACGATGCGAAGTGGCGTGCGGCAATTCAAAGCATGTGGGCACACGTGCTCATGGATGAGGCTCAGGACACCAATCCAGTGCAGTGGGAGTTTGTCAACTTCCTGCTTAGCCCGTCCAACAAAAATCTCTATGTCGTGGGGGACATGTCTCAATCGATCTACGGATTCAATGGGGCCGTGCCGAAAATCCTGAAGGACTTCAGTGAAGACTGGCGCGGGATGTGGCCTAAGCTGTACCGCATCGCCCGGAATCACCGCAGCGTGCCTGAGGTCGTCAAGCTGGCGAACGTGATCCAGTCCAAGATGACGCAGACCATCCCCTTGAAGATGGAAAGCTGGCGGGGTACTCAGGGCGATCACGGCGAGACCCAGTTGCTCCGAGCCTGTCTGCCGGAAGATATCGCTGCCAGTATTGCGTCTGAGATCGCCCGTGATAACGACAAGTACCAGCGAGATCAGGCGGCTATTGCACGCGGCGATAAACCCCGCGTCTCGGCTGCCAAGCCTATTCCGTTCCGCAATAACGCCATCCTCGTTCGGGCGTCTTCCCAGATACGTGAACTGGAAACCGAACTGGTTCGCCGTCGCATCAAGTACGTGGTGCGCGGCGGCTACGGTCTGAAAGACACTGAGGAATGCCGCGACGTTCTGGCGTACCTTAAGTTCGCCGTCAATACGAAGGACTTCGCTTCGTTCTGTCGCGCCTCGCGGGTGCCCAAATGCGGCATCGGGGACGTGGCTTTGGAGAAGCTTCGCAATACGGCACGGGAGAAGTTCAAGGGCAACCTGCTGGAGGCTGCCCGATTGGAGACTAAATTGGTCGCCTTTGTAGGGGTCATTGACGTGGCGGCACAGTTTAGGGACACCCCGGTTTCTGCCCTGAACTACATTCTGACCCTTACTAAATACCCGGAATACATCAGCGGTAAGTACAAGAAAGACCCGGAAAAAGTCAAGACCAAATTGGAGAATATTCAACGCCTAATCCAGATGGTCGAGGCTTTGCACGCGGACGGCATGAGCATTGAAGACCTGATCTTCCTGCTTACGATGGACAAGCTACGGGACAACGACCCTGAGGGAGCCGTGGTCATCTCTACCATCCACTCTGCCAAGGGTTTAGAGTGGGAGCGGGTCTACGTCCACGGGGTGGTGGAAGGCTACCTGCCGCACAAATGGTCGGTTGGCTCCGAGGAAGAAATCGAAGAAGAACGGCGTCTTTTCTACGTCGCTGCCACGCGAGCCCGTGACTGGCTTGTCCTCTGCATCCACGACATGCAACGGCAGGGACCGAACAATATCCAAGTAAAACCCTCTCGCTTTTTAGCCGAGGTTGGTGTACAATAGAACCCATGAAACACAACGGCAGAAAAGTATCGCCGATGGAGTTCGTGGGCACCAAGATGGCGAATGTCCTACACGCCTATGCTTCCAGACTCGGCCCGGCTGAGTCGAAAGAAGCGATGAAATTGGTGGAGCAGTGGGACAGAATCACCAATCTCGGATTCCAACTGAACAACCCCATCACACTGGCGAACATGGAAAAGGAACTGGAGGAAGAACTGGCTGTCATGCGTTAGCGCGACCCAAGGGGGTTCGCTATGCATGTCAAAGTCTTTTCTTCGCCGCTGTACCTGCCACGCTTGTAAGGCAGGTTTGCGCTGGCTCAAGGGGTCACGTGATGGTGCTCGTAAATGGGCAAAACAGAAACGCTACCAGCGTCGTCTCCTGCGCCGTCGTAACTCGCAAAATTTACGTAACGGTTACTACGAACACGCGATGATTTCGATTCCTTACACGGATTGATGTCATCAATATATTGAAAGGCGGAATATGAGCTACGGCGTACTCGTCGGACGCTTTCAAGTCAACGCTCTTCACGATGGACACCGCGAACTGTTCAATCAGGTTGCGGAACGCCACAAACGAGTGATCGTATTCGTGGGCGTCAATCCGGGTGGTATCAGCCTCAACCACCCTCTCGATTTCATCACCCGCGAAAAGATGATAAAAGCGGAGTACCCGGATTTCATAGTCCTGCCGCTGGACGACATGCGCGGCGATCCGGAGTGGAGCGACCAACTCGACGCTGAGATCAAGAAGGTCGTCAAGGGCAACAGCGAAGTCACTCTGTATGGTGGTCGCGACTCTTTTGTTCCCCACTACACGGGCCGCTTCAAGCCCCTCGAACTGAATCTTCCCCCGAAGATCACGGCCATCAAAGGCACCGACATCCGCCGCGAATGCAGCGACAATGTGATCGCGTCGGCTGACTTCCGTGCCGGAATGATCTATGCCTCGGCGCAGGGCTATCCAATTCTTTTCCCGACCGTGGATATTGCCGCTCTCTATCAGAGCGAGGACAAGCTGGAACTCTTGCTCGGTCGCAGAGCGAATGAAACCAAGTGGCGCTTCCCCGGTGGATTCGCCGAAGCGCGTACCAAGAGCTTCGAGGAAGATGCCCGTCGCGAACTCTTTGAGGAAACCCACGTCAGTCTCGACAACCTGACTTATGTCGGTTCGGCCAACATTCCGGATTGGCGCTATGCCGCCACGCCCGACCGCAAGCTACGCACGTTGTTCTTCCGTGGTTACGCTTCGTCGCTCTCGGCGACCGCAGGCGACGATCTCGCAGAAGTCAAATGGTTCGACGTATCCAAACTACAACCAGCCGTGTTGGTTGAAGAGCACTCCGTGCTCTACCACATGCTGATGCTCAACCTGAGAAAGGAAAAAACACTCCATGCCGATACTGTTTCAGCCTAATCCGCTCCTCGGCTCCGACAGCTACAAGTTCACCCATTACCCACAATACCCGTGGGACACCGAGTACGTCTATTCGTACATGTGCTCCCGTGGCGGCATGTGGAAGCGTGCGCTCTGGACTGGCTTGCAGGGCATCCTGAAGAACCAGTTTGTCGGGCAGTTCTTCAATGAGCAGAACGTGATTCATGCGGCTGATTGGTCGGCGAAACACTTCGGCGATCCGACCGTGTTCAACTTCAAGGGCTGGATGCGTATGCTGGAAAAGCACGGCGGTCGTCTCCCGATCCGCATCCGTGCGGTCCCAGAAGGCACGTTGGTTCCGCAGCGTCAGGTGATGATGACCATCGAGAACACCGACAAAGAGTTCCCGTGGATCACCAACTGGACAGAGACCCGCCTGATGCGTATGTGGTATCCGGTGACGGTCGGCACCCTGTCGTTCATGATCCGTCAGACCATCGGCAAGGATTTGGTTCGCACCGGGAACCCCGATCTGATCGATTACAAGTTGCACGATTTCGGCGACCGTGGCGTCTCCTCGGAAGTTTCGGCAGCCATCGGTGGTGCGGCTCACCTGTTTAACTTCCACGGTACGGATACGCCGGAAGCCATTCAGTGGCTCCAGCAGTATTACGGTGCCTCGATGCCGGGGAACTCCATCCCGGCGATGGAGCACTCGACGGTCACGTCGTGGGGCAAGGATCACGAGATCGACGCCTACCGCAACATGCTGCGCAAGTTCCCGAACGGGCTTGTCGCCTGCGTCGTGGATTCTTACGACACCATGAATGCCGTGGACAAAATCTTCGGCGAAGAGTTGCGTGCGGAAGTTCTCCGTCGCAACGGTACCACAGTGCTGCGTCCGGACTCCGGCGATCCCTGCGTCGTGCTGGACGACATGTTCATCTCGCTTGCTGAAAAGTTCGGCTACGAAACGAACGCCAAGGGCTGGAAGGTTCTGAATCCCTCCGTTCGCGCCATTCAGGGCGACGGTGTCAACTACCAGAACATCGAGCGCATCAACGGCGTCCTGACTCGTGCGGGATGGTCGATGGACAACTGGGCATACGGCATGGGCGGTGCCCTGCTTCAACAGCAGAATCGCGACACCCTGCGTTTCGCCATCAAGTGCTGCGCCATCAATCGCGCTGGTATCTGGCACGACGTTTACAAAGACCCCAAGACCGATCCTTCCAAGGCATCAATTGGTGGGCGTCTGAGTCTCGTGGATCGCTCAACGGATGGCAGCGGCGACTTCGTTACCATGAAAGACCCGAATGCCTATGGCAACGTTCTGGAGACCATCTTCGAGGACGGCGACCTGAAAGTCGAAACGACCTATGATGAGGTCTGGAACCGCTGCCGCAAGTCCGACTTCTACGTGGAGGCGGCACAAGAACAGTTCGCATGAAGTACAGCAATTCAAAACCGCCGAAGAAGTACAAATGCTCTAAATGTGGGGCTCACGGGTGCAAACTCTGGCGCGAATACCAGACGTTCTGCCCCGATCTTTACTGCGCCCCCTGTGCTATCAAGTGCCAAGAACGGTACAAGGACATTCCGGTCAAGAAGATTCTAGCGACCATGCGTCCTGATGGTCAGCACGAACTGATCGAATTCCCAGATTGGGGCAAAGGTCAGTTCGGCGATCAATTTAGTTGGATGGTGCCAGCAGTGCCGGATGAAGAGGAGATTGGATACTGGGGCTACACTTCTACCCCAACATCCGGGATCGAATGGTGGAAAGCCCTTCCTAATCTTCCAGCCGAGGTAACGGCGTGATTGAACCGATTTCCAACTTGATTGAAACTTTCGCGAAGTATCCGGACGCATCCGCTGTCTTCGCGATTTTCATCCTGCTTTTTGCTTTTATCGTCTGTAGTCACGGTGCAAGAGTTTTGTGTTCGGCTTTCGACGCGCTCGGTGAATACGGACACAAAGAGTGCTGCTGCAACTGCCATGATGAGGAAGAAGATGACGAAGATACTGACAGCTAGAGAGGCCCGTCGAGCCAGCAATATCGTTGCCGCCAATAACGCACGCAAAGCGGCTGCTGAGAAAGCCAAGCGATCCGCTGCCGCGAAGAAGGGCGTCATCGACGGCAAGAGACGCTTCATTCGAGACTTCTCCAATGACCTCAACGAGGTCATCAATTACGCGATTGAGGATGGCGACAAAAGCGCCACGTACTGCATCAGCAGCAACCACAACGATTTCGACCGTGCGCAGGCCACGTGGGACAAACATCGTTACCTGCCGCAGATGAAACTGGTGATTCGCCGCTTCAAGAAACTCGGTTACAAAATCGAGTTCAAGGTTAAAGAAACCCGGCACACCACTCAACACGAGAGCATGGTGCCGGATTACGACTACAGCCTCTATCATGCAGAACTGGAGATCACATGGAAGTGATGCAAGCGCCACACGAAACGACTTTCATGTCCGAGTTGAACGACGGGCGTGGTGCCGATGTCGATAGCCAGCTTGTGCCGATGGTCAAGTTCCTAAACAGGCTCGATCTCAAAACCATCAGCAGTTGTCAGGGCAACCCCGGCAGCATTCTGGATGAGGGCGGATTCTATGGGCATGTTGCTTTCGTCCACAAGGACGATCCCAACGATTACCACCCGTTGGCACGTGTTTTATTTGAGGAAATTCGTCCTCTGGTTGCTCATCTGTACGACAGCGTTCGATTGGAGATGGCTTTATCCGAAGAGGTTTGCGAAACGAAGGTGTTACCGCCCGGAATAGAAACGATTGACTCTCATCCGTCTTTTATCGGCTGGATTTACTTCCGCAACGAGTGCATCGACGACATCACCAAACATCTCGGCTGCTTCTGTGAGATGCTCCGAAAGTAGTCTATAGGATTTGTTTACATGAGCCGTCTCACCATTGCCGTAGCCCTGTTCGTCTCGCTGGCTTTTGCTGGTCAAATATTCGCGATCCCCGCCAACCCCAAACCCGCGCCCCAACTCCACCACTACGTAGTGTCCCGGCTGGAAGCCTACAAGAACATAAACTGTGAGGAGTTTACCAAGCCTGATAGATTGTCAACGCCCAACCCGGTGCTAGGGTATGTCGCAGAGCCGATTGTGGTCAATTTCATCATCGGCGAGGATGGGCGCGTCCATAGCACCCTGATTCTGAACAGCGATACAGTTCAAAACAACCGGGAAGTTATCCGTGCTGTGCGCTCTTGGCGTTTCCGTCCGGCGACTTGTGATGGGGCTCGCTGGGAGACGGAAGCGACAGTGGGGTTTGGGACTTACTGAGGACTTTACGCGGTCCGGGATCGGTAGGAACCCCATCCACATACTTGATCGGTGCCACGATTCCACGCTTCTCCAGCTTGTCCATGATGGCGACCGCGACTGGATAAGGGATGTCTAAATCCTCCATCCATTCGTAACAGGACGCTTTTTGCCAGTTGATAGATAGTTCAGCGGCTCGGCAGCACAGAGCCTCCAATTCGGTCGGGCTGAATGTGCGTGAGGTTTCGTAACCGCCGTCTAGGACATGGCAAGTCATGGCCTCAAAATCGGTGACGATTTTTGGGGCATCGCCGACTTCGCCGATAGTGAGAACTTGCTCCTCTTTCGGGTCTGCGGTTGTCGGTTCCTTTTTCTTCTTTCCCACAATATTTAATACTCGAAAGTTGGTATTGAATAAGCATGGGAACGTCTACAACCGACCTTTTCAAAGGTTCACCATTTTGGCAAAACGTCCGCAAAGGGCTGTTCGTGCTTCAGGATTATGACTGGGAAGCGACTCTGAACACCCTACCTCAGATATTTGACATCGATCAGTCCATAGTCGAGGAACTCCAGACCCGTGAGCAACTCGTGCTTTCTCTCAGCGGTCAGTCCATCGTTAACGGCGAACTGGTTACCGGGTCACTCGATTCGGCGATCATCGAAGCTGGGTTGCCCCCAAATGGGCACTACAACGGTGAATTCCTCACGCTTCAGTGGGTCTACCAGTTCATTATTCTCGAAGGCGTCACCAATGTCTTCTGGAATAAACCGCTCGGCGAGTGGCCTGTCAGCATAGTGGTGCTGGCGGAAAAGAAGCTTCGATTCCTGACCTACGTGGCAGCCGTCTTGTGCTTGCTCGAAGAGGGGCAAATCAAGGGAGCCCCAACCAAAGAAAGCTTCATGACCCTCAAACCGATGGTACAGGCCCGTATCACGAAGATCATTGAGACGCTTCTGTCTAAGACTCATGATTACGGTGAGAGCTACCGCCGTCATGGGTTGCAGGGTACGATCCCGCGTCTGTGGGACAAGATCGCCCGGTACGCTCAATTGAGTGCGCTCGGTCGCGAAGCTAACTATGAGCCGAAAACAGATGCCGTGAAGGACCTGCTCGGCTACTCCGTGATTGCGTGGAGTCTGGTGCGCGAACTGTACATGTTCGAATCGCACCCAGTACCGGAGCTACCGACAATCACCATCAACCTCAATGGGAAGAACATCCCACTGTTGCGGGAATCAATATCGTTCGAGGACATTGTGGAGCACGTGTACGGCGCTGGCTCAAAGCGAATGCCGACCGTGATCTACCACAAAAAGTCCGGTTCCGGGTCATTGCATCGCGGACAGAAGGTTTCCATTGAAGATGGGATGCGCATCTCTGCGGTAGAGACAAACTGCGCTTAAGGAAGGTATCATGCCATACATTCGTAACCGCGAGGAAATCGACGCTCTCCTCGTAGACCTGTTTCCGGTGATGGAAAACGTCGGAGACCTTAACTACGTTATTACCCGCCTGACCCTGCACTCCCTGCTGGACGCGGGGCTCAAGTACGAGAACATCAACAACACCTTCGGCACCCTCGTCATGTCCCTGATGGAGATGTATCGCCGCGTTGCCGCTGAGTATGAGGATGTGAAGATTCGAGAGAACGGCGACGTGCCGGAGATCATCGAAATCACCGAGAAAATCCGGGCTCTTGCCACACGCTTGCCAGCTAACCTGTCTGCTGATACACTACAAGCACACGGTTAACTGGAGCGTTCTATGTCCAAATTGACGGTTCCGATGGTCGGCCCGAAGTTGACCAAGAGCCAGAGTGCAATGATCTCGAAGGCGAAGAAAGCCCTCGTCGCTACTGGTGATCCCACCAACATTATCGTCGCCAAGAATCTTCGCGGCGGATTGCAAGTCATCAACTACCTGTTTGAGTCACAGCGCAAGATCGAGAAAGTCGCCCCCAAGGGATTCAAGGTCGAGCCCATTACGATTGAGCCGACGACCCTCAAGGCGACAGGTGCGTGCGTGGCAGCACAATGGTTGATCGTCTGCATGATGGAACGCCTGCAAGACGGCGGACTGACGGTCATCAAGAAGAACGGAAAGCGTGTGGTCTATGGGGCTCGTCCTAAACAGAACTGACGACGATTTTGAAAAGGGTTGGGGTTTATTCTTCGACGCGGACGGTCGTGTCACATGGGGAATGGACTCCGGCTGGGGTCAATGGCTTCCCCGGTGGTTCAAGCAGGCGATCTGTACCGTGCTGAATAGCCTCGCCTGTATGCGTCACGGGCATAGTGATTTTGATGTGCTCTACTGGAAGCTGGAGCCCGAAGAGCGGTTCGAGCCGCCCCGCTGCACCTATTGCGGTACTGAACTTCCGGTGGACGGCAAGTACGTGACCGAAGATCAACTCGTCAAACCGCACTGGAGAGATGTGCCGCCCGTCCCCGGCATCGACTATCCGTTGGACTTCACCTTGCCGGAAAACCAGAAGCTCTATGAGGCCCTCGTTGCGGCAGGCGTGACGCCGTGGGACATCGCTACTGAAGACTACGCCATCCCGTCAGACCCTTCCCAGTCTTCCGATTCGGATGAGCCGTTGAACTAAGGACGCGATCTACAAACGCCTTCCCCTGCTCAAACGACATTTCCTTGATGATTGCCTTCAGTTCTGCCGCCATGCAACCGGGGCACAGATCGATATCTTGAAAATCCGTTGAGTTAGAACCTGCCGCATCGAGTCCTCGATGCACGGGAACCTTAAATCTGCCCTGCTCGACCGAGTCCGGGGCACCGCAGCGATCACAATCCACGACTTTGCGTTCCATGAAAATAATCCTCCTCGTTATGTAATACCCAATTTCAAACTCATATATAGAGGACTACCTTGAGTTTGCAAATCACAGATGCGCTCCGAAAAGAGTTACGCCCGCAGGGGCGTCAGAATAAGAATATGTACCTCTTCCGTTGTGCGACTGAAGGATGTCCCAACGAGTTTTGGGTGGAACCGAGACGTTTTGAAAAGCATAAAGGATTTTGTCTCAAATGTGTGAGACGAAATTCAATGCTGCAAATCCTTCCGCATCAACGGGGAAAGATTCTCCGTCCGTATGAGTGGTTGTTAAATAGGCTCCGTCATATCTCGGAGAAACGAGACGTTGAGGTCGATCTGACCTATGAAGAATTCTTGCAGTTCACGAGGGTGTCCGAATGTCATTACTGTGGTTCAGCCATCTCGTGGACAAAACACAACATGGGAAAGACCGGGAATGGTCGAACAAATTTAGATAGAAAAAACAACGAAGAAGGGTACTCAACGGAGAACTGCGTGGTCGCATGTATTGTTTGCAATCGGATTAAGAATAACTATCTCTCTTATGAGGACATGATGCGGCTAAGTCCGATCCTTCGACAGATTCTCCCATCCAAAAATTGGGTAGAAACTCACAAGAAAAGCCGCTTTCCGGGGGTTGCATAATGGTTACGTTTACGCAAGGCACAACGTTGGGTCCGAACAATCTCTCAATCCTTGTTCGAGATGCGAACGGGGCTCTGATCGACCCCGCACTGTTGAACTACACGATTTTCAAGATCACTGACACCATCCCCATGAAGATCGATCAAGCGTATGAGTGGGATTTGCACCAGCCGCAGAACATGGCTGGCGGCCCGCCGCTCCCGCCTGAGGGCTGGACATTGGCAAGCCTGCCTCAGCAGGTGCCGACCCGTGTATCCCAAGGCGCTTACTATGTGCCGATCACGATCCCTACCACGTGGAAGGGCGTCTATCGTCTGGTCTGGAACCTTCAGCTTTACTCCACCAACTGCCCGATTGACACCGTGCAGGAAACTTTCGTGGTGCAGAACGTCGATCCGACCAACCCCGGCTTCGAGGCACCCTCGACCGTCATCGCTGTGCCGCCATCCATCGTGAACGTCGGCAACGCAACTCCGGAGATGATCGCCAAGGCGGTCATGTACGTCCGCTGGAACCTATCGGATACCAATCCGGATCGCAACTATCATTTCCGTCCGCCAACCCCCGGTCGCGTGGTCGCAGGCTTTAACACCCGCGTCGGCTTTATCTGGCTGGACACCCAGATTCTCATGGCATTGGATCAGGCGATCTCCATGCTGAACCTGTACAACCCGAAGAACATTTACAACTGGACGCTGGACACGATTCCGAAGGACTGGGGCAACATCGCCGCTCTCGGTGCCGCTGGGCTCTGTCTGTCAAGCGAAGCCATCCGCTGGGCAGGCGATCAGTTCGCGTACTCATTGAACGGCGTCACGCTGGACATCAATAAGGCTGACCTGTATCGCGGACTGGGCGATGCATACATGCAACAGTTTAACAACATGGCACCGTTGGTGACCGCGAACCGTCCAGTCAGCGTCGGCTTGCGTCAGCAGCGTTGGTTGCTGGGATAAAAATGGTTGAACAACTAATCGTTCTGAATTCGAGCTATGTGGGCAGCCGCGATCTGTGGTGGGTGGATGACCCCGCCGCCACGAAAGGCTACAACATCTACCGTGCGTTCGATCACCCGACTCACTGGATCAAGATCAATGAGACTCCTCACGTCGGCCACTTCTATCGCGATATGTCTTCGTTGGAGCAGGTGACCTATACGGTTCAGCCGCAAGACTGGATCGAGCAGGGCAACGTCATCGACAATGTCCTCGGCAATCCGCTCAACGTTGGACGCTGGGTGCTTCGCGTGCCCGATCACATCTACAGTGACGTAGTCAAGGGACGCCCGGTCATCAGTAACGATGTCAACGATGTCACCGTCATCATGGATGGGCAATCGTTCCGTCCGGCCCGCGTCAACGGGCTCGACCGTGAAGTTTGGTTGCAGATGGACAATACGGTGCCGCTTGGCGGCTCAACGTCAGCATATCCGATCAAGTCCAACGGCGTCGTATGGCAGGCGGACTACTCCGGGGTGAAGACCTTTCAAGTGGTCTACAAGAAGCTCCAAAACTTCGTCGAAGTTTACGCCTCGCTGATTCGCACCTTCTATACGGTTGTCCCGGTTGGCGACAAAGGTGAATGCCACGCGCCCGGTGCGCACGGCAGCATCATCGTCAACACGATGGAAGTCGATCAGATCACGTGGGAGTACCAAGAGATGGTACGCCGCAACGACTGGCTCTTTGAGCAGGTGGGCGAACCCGCCTATCTGTTGTTCCGCAAAACCCGTGGTGAGCTTTGCGGCTGCTCCAACACCGGGCTCAACTCGGCACGCACCGCCTGCCCGGTATGTTTCGGCGTCGGTATCGTTGGCGGTTACTACGGTCCTTACGATTTCGTTTACGTCCCACCGGACACCGCTTTGCAGGTGGAACTGAACGAAGGTGGTCGCAAGGTGACTCGTGATTCGGGAAGCTTCCTCGGTCCTACGCCCATCGTTCAGAACGGCGACCTTATTGTTCGCCGCAACTTCGAGCGTCTGGTGATTTCCGGGGTGACCTACAAGAACCCTCGCGGCATTCTGTTAATGCAGAGCTTCAATACCAGTCTCTTGGATGAGGGCGATACCCGTTATCTGATCCCGATTAACACCGGGCTGCCAACGATTTACAACCCTGTGGTTCACAAAGACCCGCAGGATGGCAAGGCTAGCCCGTACACCGGGCAAGGCAGCGGGGAGCCGATCTTCGATCCGCGCACGGTGCCGGGTAAGGACTGGGAGAATCCGCACATTCCTATCGGTCGCACGGTCACGTTTGGGAAGATACAAACTTAACATGGTCATTTATCTCATTAGGAATTTGAAGAACGAAAAAGTCTATATCGGAAAAACCGAGAAGAGTGCGGCGGATCGTTGGAAAAAGCATATCGCGGCGGCTCTGACTGAATGCAGCCCGTTCTATATTCACCGAGCTATTCGTAAGTATGGGGTCCCGGCGTTTCAGGTTGAAATTCTCGCTGAGGCTTCTTCTCCGGCTCAGCTTGATCGATTAGAAAAACAGTTCATAGCGGAATACCGCAGCAATGACCCGGCTTTCGGTTACAACATGACTGTTGGTGGTGAGGGCGGGTGGTTTAATCAATACGTCGAACACCCGAAGGGGATGCTGGGCAAGAAGCATTCCGAGGCGACACGACAGCGGATGTCTAATGCCCATCAGGGGTTGGTGGATGGTCAAAAACACCCGATGTTCGGGAAGACTCATCCTGAAGAAACAAAAGAACAAATTCGTAAAAGCACGTCGGCGGCTTTGAAACGCATTTGGGCTGAAAAGAAGGCTCAGGGATTGCCGATGGGTCGATGGAGACCACAGATTCAGACATAAATGGACTTTCGAACAATAAAGTAGAGGGCAACGCTATGGATGCAAAAGTTTTAGCAGGAACACTGGCAAAATCAGCCCGTATCCTCGTCGAAGACGACGTTCCGAACTCCAATCCGGAGCTTCAGAAGATGGTCGGCGACCCTGACGACGCTCGCATTTCGACGTTCGCGCAGACCAAGCCGAATCCGGGCACTCTTCAGTTGCCCAATCCGCTCTCCCCGATTGAGGGCGATGAAATTTTCTTTGCCTACATGATCCCCGGTGCGACTTTCCAAGCCCATGACGGCAGCCAATGGAACATTCTGGACTATCCGTGGCAGGGCATGGTGCACATCGAGAACCGCTGGTACCCGCGTTGGAACGCACAGGTCTCGGTTTACGATGTCCGCCGCTCCATCGATCAGTGGGTGGAACCAATTCAGCAAACTGTCCCACCGCCGCCTCCGGGTGTCGATTACGGCACATTGAAGGTTCGCATTGTGGACGACAAGAACACGGACGCTGACGCGCTTCCGCAGGTTCGCCCGACTGTTTCGGGAGGCTGGTAAACGGCTATCTGAAGCATAAATAGGGGCTTTGGATGTACGTTTATCGCAGAACCAACACGAAGACTGGCAAAGTGTACATCGGGAAGACAACGCGGACTCCTGAGGAACGCTGGATCAATTTGCTTGCCGAAGTGAAGCGTGGAAGCACTAATCCAGTGCATAACGCGATTCGTAAGTACGGCGCTGCTGCTTTCAAAACTGAGATTTTACACGTCGCGAAGACCTTTGAAGAGTTGAACGCGATGGAAACCTTCTTTATCGTTCTGCACCAATCCCATAAACCTGAAAATGGTTACAACCTTACCCTCGGTGGTGATGGTGCGGCTCCGGGTGAATTGAATCCTATGTGGGAAAAAACCCACACGGATCAAGTCAAAGCTAAACTTCGGGCTCTACGTTTAGGAACGAAAAATAGTCCGGAGTCTAATGAAAAGAGAAGTAGAGCGACATCCGGTGAACGAAACGGTTTCTTCGGGAAGACTCATATAGGTCAAGGATTAGAGGGTTGTCGTAAAGGTGGACAAAGCCATCGAGGTAAGAAACGCAGTCTTGAAACTCGAAATCGAATTCGTGAGGCTGTAAAAGCTCATTGGGCGGGGAGGGCTTAAAATGATCGATTTAACTGGGGCCAATCTCGTCGCTTACCTAATGCGCATCATCCGGGACGTTATCTACAAGAATCCCCGGTTTCGGAACGCATTGGGCGACGTGACGTACCCAATGAATTCGAACCCGACCACCGCCCTTCGCTGGAAGGACGTGCAGGTCATCGTTAAAAGTGTCACTACGTCCGGCAACCGTTTCTCACCCGACTATTTCATGTGCACGCAAATTGGCCGCGCCATCCTCGCGAAGGTCGCGGATAAGGATGGCCTGTTCGTGGAATGGATCAAAGAAGTCGATCCCACCCACAAGACCCCGCAACCCGGCGTTTACTACATGAACGTCGATTTTGTGGATGAGCGTACCCGCGACATCGGCCTGACAGTGCAGAAGTACACGTGGGCGGAAGGCAACTACAAAAACGCTGTCGGTTCCATCGTTTATTTCAAACAGGGCCTGATCGATCCCGGCACATCGCAGCAGGTCGATTTGAATACGATCATCGCCCGTGATGGCGAGACTGGTGAACTCGTGCAGTTTACCGCATTGAATTCATCATTCGGCGGCACGATCATCCTTCTGACCCCGGTCACCAACCTTGTTCTGTACTTTGCGAACGGTATGCCGCTCGCACGCGAGACCGACTATTGGTATCAGCGCAACCTCAGCGTCGTGGTTGCGACCAACATTTCCGGACAAGTCCTGTTCAACATTCCAGAGCAGTACGTGACGATGGAACTGGTAGATCAGACTGGCTACGTATGGCGTCCCAACATTGATTATACGTTCTACGGCGGACCGCAATGGGTTCACAGTTCCCAGTGGACGCCGCCCGGAACCACAGTCACAGCGAACTTGGTAGTCAAAGTTAGCCCCCTGACTGGCAATGCAACCAACCCGGAGAACGTCCTGAATATCGGATTGCAGCCGGGGAGCCAGACGCTCGCCCCCAATCAGGTCGTCATCCAGACTTCTGGCGGCACTTACACGGCGGTGACGCCGAATCCAGATGGGACTGTGACCATCCCCCAGCTTTTGCAGCCGGGTGATAACGCCTACTGGAGCTTCCGTATCGACGCCGGACAATTTAAGGCGAAGGCTAAAAAGTACGAAGTCAATAGCTTAACGATTGTCGATCCGAATTCGATCAAGTTCGAGACCCCGGTCCCACCCCAGCCGCTTCCGGTGGGAGCCCCGCCGCCTGCGCAGGTGCAGGTCAACGCTGGCGATCCTATGTTAACCAGCACTGGTCAACATCAGTACGTCTTCCCCGGCCTTTGGCTGGCAATCGGCGACAACGTCTTCGTCGGCGATCAGGCGGCGATCCTCATCAGCCCGACGATGACCGAAACGCACGCGGTTTACGGCACCAAAGAGAACCTGACATTCACTTTGGAGTTCAAATCCAATGACTTACAGACATCTTCGGAGATGTCCGAGATGGTCAAGCAGTATTTGCTCATCACCAGCCGCAAGGATGTCGAGGCTGATGGTCTGACCATCTATGAGATGACCCGCGACTTCCGAGGCGAGATGCGTGACCCCTCCGGCACCGCGACCAACTACGTCTACGACGTGTCGTGCACGGCGGCAGCCGACTGGAAGGTCTATAAACCATTGGTTACACGGCTGTTGAGCTTTGAAATTTCCCAAATGGCGACTGTGACGGGTACTACCAGCCGCATTGAAAACACCCCGCGCATGACCGCGTTCGGGGCGTCTCGATTTATTCCGGCGTATGTCTAGCTTACAGGCAAACGCGAGAAACCATCTTCCGTAACCACTAATTAGAACGACATATTTGGAGGAATTCAATGGCAGTTTACGAATTCAAATGTGAGAAGTGCGGGGCGATCCGCGACATTGTTCAGCCGATAGGTTCGGCAACATTCGAAGATCGAGAATGCTTAAAGTGTGGGGGCGTTGCGGTTCACCGCATCACCGCCGCAGCCGTCCTGACAGGCGGCATGTCGAATGCGTCCGACGACGTGAAGATCGGACAGGCAGCAGCCAAACGCTGGGACCGTATTTACGAACGTAGAGAAGAGCGCAACAAGGTTCGTGAGGCGGCTGGCAAGCGTGCTGTGCAAGAAACGATTGCTGGGTCTGGCGATTCCGACTATCAGTTTTCTGGAGTCGAGAGTAGCGATAAGAAATTGACGTTCGTTGAACTGCCGAAACCGCCAAAGGAAGACTAAAGGGCTCAGAAATCGCAGATTTGACGACAAATGAACTATGGGCTTCCTAGTTGAAGTCCATTTTTAAGAGGGAAAACCCATGGCACTGTTTACATCGTATGCCCCGCCCGGAGTATACACGCAGACTATTATTCAGACGAACGCGGCTCCGACGAATGGAACGCAGCGTGTACCCGTCATCATTGGCGAGGGTCAGCAATTTTTCGCAGTGAACAACGTCGAGTTGTTCCGTGGTTCCTCTGCGGTGCAGGATGATGAAGCGGTCAACGAAAATATCACGCCTCAAGTCACGGGTTTGACCCGCAACTTCCAGACGACCTATTTCCCGGTCACAGACGGTACTGGACACGGCACCGTCACAAACGATCCGAGCAAGGTTCAAGTTCAGGCTGTTGATTCGTCAGGCAACATCTTCCCAGTTACAGTGATCTCGCTCAACGGTGCAACAGGTCAGTTCAGCACACAGCAGATCATCCCGCAGGGCACCGAACTCACCATCGACTACTTCTTCAAACGTGGCGACACCTTTATCGGTGTGGGTGGTGTGGCTCCCTACAACGTGCCGGAAAGCCTGCTCTATCAGGTTCCGGTCACAGCGGCCCTGTACGTCAATTCCAGCGGTGCACTGACCCAGACGCAGAGCGGCAACATTCTCGCTCTCGGTCTTTCCACCCCCGGCGCAACAGGCAATCTCGTTACGATCCAGCTTGTGGATAGCGGCACCCCGGTCAGCCTCACGCTGGCTTCGGTTGCGGCCTCGGTTGGTTCGAGCGCAGTCTACACGGGTACGATCACTGGCGGTGCCGCTAACGCATTCGCCGGATATGTCTTCACGGTCTCCGGCTTCACCAACTCCGTAAACAACGGCACCTTCCTTTGCACTGCTTCGAGCATCACGACCCTTACCTTGGCGAACGCCAACGCGGTAATTGAGACTCATGCCGCGACCGCAGCTTCGGCTACGGGCGGTGTGGTTGATGCTCTGGCGGTCAGCGGGGCAGGTTCGGATGCGGTCACGATCAACATCCGCAACGCGAACGGCACGCTCCGCACGGTTGCAAGCCTCATCACTCTGATCGCGGCTGGCATCCCGACGCTGGACGGCGGGTTCCTTACCGCAGGTACTTCGACAGCGCCAACGCAGGCATTGACGGCAGGCGCATCGGTCGCATACTCAGGTGGTTCCGGTCAGAACAGCAACACAGTTTTCAAGGTCGCACACACCCCGGTGGTCGATGGCACCAACGGCGGCGTCGTGACAACCGATGTCACCAAGGTGACTGTTGAACTGAATGGCAACCCGGTAACGGTTGCATCGCTCGACGGTCAGCATGGTCTCGTCACACTGGCGAGTCCCGTGCCTCCTACCACGGCACAGGGCGGCACAACCTCTTCCTTGACGATCAGCTACTACTTCAACACGTGGCCGAACACGTTCGATCTGCTCCCCGATTCCAATGTGGAAGCAATCACGCTTGTCGGTCTCGGCCCGGATCGTGCAGACTTCATTCAGGGCACTGATTACGTGCTCGGCAAGGACTCCGCTGGTAACGGCACAGTGCAGTGGGGCTCCTATGTCACGGAAGCTATCGACATCTCTGCCGCTGGCGAGCAGGCGAACTTCACCCCGTCCGAGATTAACGCAACTCTCGCTGACGAAAAGGTCTACCTGCAACCGCTGACAGGCGCAGTCAACGGTAAGAACACAGTTTACTCCATCCCCGATGTTCCGGTGGATGGCAGCGGACAGGCAGTCGAAACTGACGATGTCAGCCTGATTCAGGTTTACGTCGGCAGCGATCCTCTAACCGCGTTCCTCAACGGCGCAGTCAAGGTTGCCCGTCTCGCTGGTGCAGCACAGACTGTAACTCTGTTCAATCCTCCGGCACCGTCAACGAGCGTCAGCAATCAGCCACTCGAACCTGTGGGTGTGTGGGCGAGCTACTACCGTAGCCGCTTGTCAGACCACCAGTATACGGTCGAGGTTGTTCAGCCCGGTTACGCTGGCAACGGCACCTTCATCATCTCCGACGAACTCCAGCGCGTTATGCCGCTGGTGACCTTCGCAAGTGCGACGGTTGCGCAGAACGCAGCCTTCCAAGCGACTGGCATCGTCTATCCGTTCAACTTCCCTGACATTCAGGCGCAAGCTGGTGCGGCAGTTGATGAAACGGTCACACTGACTTTCAACAATGACGGTACAAACGTTATCTCTCCTGCGGTCCCGGCTTCGGTCGCTATCGTTCAGGGTGCAGGCACTCTGACCTTCACGGCAACAACGCCGGGTGCAAATGGCAACAACGTTCAGATCGCAATCGATGCTTCGAGCCTCAACGCGATCCCGGTGAGCGTGGTCGGCGACGTGGTCACGATCTACGCCAACTGGAACGGCAACGCTACTGCTAACACTCTGGCTGTGATCCAGACATGGTTCCCGTCTGCTGAGACCATCAGCGGCGGTCAGATCGTATGCGTGGCTTCGGGTACAACCTCCGGTCAGGCA